CTTGTACATCCAGTACGATGCCAAGAGCTTGCGCTATCGGTTCGCGGAGGACTCGCTGGAGGCGGACCCGATCGCGTTGCACGATCAGTACGAGCTGGAGCCGAAGGGCGGCATGGACATGGTGAGCCGGCAGATGATGATCCAGCAGGCCATCAATCGGAAGCAGTTGTTCATGAACTCGCCCTGGGTGGATCAAGTGGAGTTGGACAAGAGCATCATGGAATTGGATGACCCGAGCCTCGTGAAGCGTCTGCTCCGGGATCCGGGCCAGAAGGCGCAGGACGAGCTGGAGGACGAGACCAAGACGATCCCGACGCTGCTGGTGGGCATTCCGGTCCCAGCGAAAGCTGGGCAGAACTACGCGGGTCGGATCGGGGTGCTGATGCAGTATCTGAATGGGGCGATGCAACAGGGCCAGCAGCTCAGCCCTACGGCTGCGAACGCGTTCATGATGCGGATCGATAGCCTGCTCCAGGGCTACGAGCAGGTGGCGACGAACGAGGCGCGGAAGCTGCGGAAGGAGATCCAGAAGTTCTTCGAGAGCACGGGATTGCTAGCCGCTCCGGTTCCTGCGGAACAGGCTCCGGTCGCTGAAGCTCCCGTGATGTAACAAGGATGATCACCGTGACCTGTAAGGATTGCCGGTTCTATTGTGTGGACGGGACCTGCCGCAGGTTCCCGCCCGCTGGGAGACCTAGTTGTTGGCCTACTCTCAATGCCAACGACTGGTGCGGCGAGTTCGAGGCCAAGAAGATCATGATACCACTCACCGAAGGAACCGTCGTCCAATGCAACGTGGCACCAGCCACCCCCCGGGAGATCGAGCCAGGTGGGTTGCAGCCGCTTGAGGAGGGGGTTCCTCCGAAGGTCCGGTTCCAGCGCAAGAAGCCGGCTGTGTCCGATCTCAAGGAGATTCAGGAAACACCGCTGTTCGGAGGGGAATGATATGGCTGAATACCAAGGCAAGAAGGTCACGCTCAACAAGCCCTTCTACACTCCTGGCGAGAAGAAGAAGAAGGCTGTGTATGTGCGGAACCCGAAGGGTACCGTGATCAAGGTGCGGTTCGGCGATCCGAATATGGAGATCAAGCGGGACGATCCGGAGCGCCGAAAGAACTTCCGCGCACGGCATAACTGCGATACGGCTACTGACAAGACCACGCCGAGGCATTGGTCATGCAAAGCGTGGTGACCCATTTCCAACATGAAGAAGAAATCCAAGTTCAGTAAGCTCGCCACCCAGCTCAAGAAAGATGGTGCTGATGATCCCAAGGCTCTCGCCGCGTGGATCGGTCGCAAGAAGCTCGGTGCCGCTGAGTTCATGCGCCGCGCCGCCGCGGGTCGGAAGAATGCCGCCGCCAAGTAACCATGATCTCCATCATCGCACGAGTCCGCGCTGCTTGGACATTTGGCCGACATCAGTGCTGGGTGAATCCGCTTCCTTGGCGCAAGGAGGATGCCAACGCACTGAGCAACTTCTTCAAGAGCGATAGCGGGAAACGCTTCAAAGACGCTTTGCTGAATACCGTTCTCATGCAGAACGCTTCAGCCATAACTGACCGAAACCATTTGCAATACTCATCGGGCTTTGCAATGGGTCAGGCCAGTCTTGTGAAGGTCATCGAGATGATGGCCGACCAAGAATCAATTACGGGGCAGGAAGATGATCCGGATTCTGCCACGAACACATAGGATCAAAGTTGCGGTTGTTGGTCTGTGCGGACCAGCAAACGAGTAAAAGCACAATATGGCAGATGATACACTGAGTGCCGATGCGATGCTCGCCTTGGCCAACGACTACGATGCCGGTGTCGATATCGACAGCCAGCCTAAGGAGTCGTCTCCTAATACCAATGAGACGGCTCCGGTTGAGCAGGATTCCCCCGATGAGGGGAACGCCAGCAAAGAGGTCGATGGTGGCGAGCAGGAGGTAGGCACGAAAGCGGAGCCCGAAGCTAAGGCCGAGAAGAAGGCGGAGCCGAAGGACAAGAGCAGCAAGTTCGCTCAGGAACAGAACCGAAAGGCGAAGACCTGGGAGCAAATCAACGCTGAGAAGGAGGCCCTCAAGGCCGAGCGCGAGGCGGTGAGGCGGGAAAGGGAGGAGTGGAGCAAGCAGCGGGAGCAATCCAAGACTGCCGAGACCAATTCCTTCCGAGATGAGAAGGGCTACACGGCGGAGGACTACGAGGCTGCGGCCAAGGAGTTCGAGGCCGATGGCGATTCTCAGTTGGCCAAGGCAGCGCGAGCCAAGGCTGATGGAGTCCGAAAAGCTGCTACGGAGCGACAGCAGAAGGCGCAGCAGGAGAAGTTCGCAAAGGCATGGTCTGATTCGTATGCACGGTTGTCCGAGAAGGAGACTTGGCTGAAGGATCAGAACAGCCCCGAGTACAAACGTACTGTCGAACTGCTCCAGAAGGTGCCGATGCTGACATCAATGCCCGATGGACTTGTCCATGCGGTGGAATTGATGAAGCTCCAGGACACTGCGTCCAAGGCTCAGTCGATCGAGGCCGAGAACAAGGCTCTGAAGGAACAACTCAATAAGCTCCAGCAGAAGACCGCTATTGGCAAAAGCGTACCGGCAGGACAACCCCCCAAGGCTGAGGAGAAGGATTTCTCCAAGCTATCCCTGAAGGAGCAAAGGGACGCGCTCATGCGAGCGACGAGAGAGTTCGACCGGGACGAAGGCTAATAGCACAACCACAACTAAAATATGCCAGTAACTACTTCTACGACGCTCACGATTCAGTTCCAGAACTACTTCAGCAAGGAGCTGCTCTCCATCGTCCAGCAGGAGACCATCCTGGATCAGTTCGCCATGAAGGCTCCGATCCCCCGGAACAATGGTAACAAGGCCATCACGATGTTCCGCTTCGGTTCGCCGAGCATCTCTGGTGTTAATCCTATTACCAATGAAGGCACCCCGATCAGCTCCGCGAACTACCGCGCTCTGGCCCTGAACAGCCTCAGCAAGTCGCTCGCCCAGTATGGTCAGGTGATTGGTTTGACCGACATCCTCCGCGCCACGGACCTGTTCAACTCGCTCCAGCAGGCCACCAAGACCTCTGGTCTGGACATGGCCCTCTGGGTTGACTCCGTGATTCGTAACACGCTGGTTGGCTCCAACCTCCTCACGAGCGGTTCGTCCATCGGTAGTGCGCCTGAAGTTGGAAGCACTGCTTCTCCCGGTCCCTTTGAGAACGCTGATGCTTGCAATACTATTGCCAGCTCCGGCGGTATCAACGTGTACGGTAACCCCTCCACGTTGAATGTGGGTGGAACTCTTACGCAGTCTTATTCTGCGTTGAACAGCGCGACCACTTCCACTGATTGCGCTATGGGTGCGGCGGCTGTCCTCGATTCCATGACCCGACTGAAGCGCAATCGCGCTCCGATGATCAACGGTGGCTACGTCCTCGCGACCGATCCTCGCGTTGCTCGCGACCTGATGCGCGATAGCGACTGGTTGAACGCTTCCAACTATGGCAACAAGGGTACTCCGTTCTACAAGGGCGAGGTTGGTTCCATCTACGGTTGCCGCGTGGTCACCCAGACGAACTCGTTCGTCAGCTTGGGTTCTGGCACTGCTGGCGATCAGTTTGTGTTCAACACTTCTGGTGGTGGCGGTGTGAACGGTGTTGGCAAGGACATCATCGCCTCGTTCTTCTTTGGTAACGAGTCGTTCGGTATCCCTGCTCTGACCGGTGATGATCCGTTGTCTCCGAAGATCGTTATCACTGACACCCCCGACAAGAGCGATCCGTTGAACCAGCTCATCACCGTTGGTGTGAAGCTGTACTTTGCTACGCTCCGTCTGGCTGCTGGTAACACGGGTTCCACTGGTAACCCGACCTGGTACTTGGTCCATCGTACTAAGACCAATAGCAACCTGTAATATGCGACCCAAGACGGCCACCATCATGGTGATTGCCGTCAGCCCAAAGGGGCATCATCGAGCAATCGGTGGTGCCCCTTCTCATTCCGCTTGCGGATGCGAAGAGGCTGACAACAATGCGCCCATGATTTCGATTCCAGTCGAGGCCCTTTCCACCGATATGGAGGATGGCCAGCAAGCCATTCCCGAGGTTGGTGATGAAGTGGTTTTGGACGATGTTCGCGGCGTTCTCAAGAAGCTGGATAACGGCGAAGCCTACGTCGAGATCCGTAGCGTCAACGGCATGCCCGCCGAGTACGAGAACAAGGACGACAAGGAGATGTACTCCAAGAAGCCCATGGATAAGGAGTCCATGATGAAGATGGCTTCGGATTACGACAGCGAGATGGAGTCCTAAGATGCCGATCTACACCTTCGAGAACAATGGTCAGTGCATCGAGCACATCGCTCCGATGGGCACCGACTCTGTTGTCCTTGATGGGAAGCGGTGGACGCGACAGCCGGTGGCCCGCTTCGGGGTCACCGGTTTTGCCCGCGAAGCCGAACTCAAGGACAAGGTGAAGCAGGGATTCAGCCGGATGGAAGACCGTCAGGGTTCCCGCTTTGAAAGCACTTTCACAAAGAATCAAATTCGGAAGATCTGGGATATATGAGTATTGATGCAAATCTCGCAACTGAGTATTCGATGGGGGTCGCGGGCTTCGCTCTCGTGACCGCAACCACACTGACCACTGGCCCGTTCGTGGCCCTCACCACCATCGCCCCGACCACCTTCAGCTCGATCACCGGTGGCAACATCAGCGGATCCTGGTCCACGGCGACCATCCCCGCGGGCATCACGCTCCCGGGACCGATCACGAGCTTCCAGATTTCTAGCGGTCAGGTGATTGCCTTCAATGGCGTGATCAACTCGTGACACTCGCTCTCGGCACACGACTGGTATCGAACGGCGGGGGTAGTGTTACCCCTGGCGATCTACCTATCCTGCGCCGGGATCTGCTTCAGGAGGACAACTTCTTCGTCCTGCTGGAGGATGGCACGAGCAAGATCGTCATCACGTTTGGGACTTTTGATTCTTTGGACTTGGAGAACGGGGATTTCCTGCTCCAAGAGGACAGTGGAAAACTCATCATTCAAGCCAACTAACAGTTTATGCCAGATACCAAGATCACAGCACTGACGGCGATCTCGACCGTCGATCCCGCAGTGGATGTTCTGCCCATTGTCGATGTCAGCGACACGACGATGGCTGCATCGGGCACCACGAAGAAGATCACCAGCAACCAGATCCTCGGGGCAGGCGGCACCGCCACCCTCGCCTCCGCCACCATCACCGGCGATCTGACGGTGGATACCTCGACGCTGAAGGTGGATTCGACGAACAATCGGGTGGGTATTGGGACGGCGAGTCCGCTTGTTCCTCTGCACGTTGAAACAGCAGGAACTGGAACAACTGCTTTCGCTAATTTTGTTAGCACGTTTCGCTCTCAAGCAGCAGGTCGAGATGTAACGCTACAATTCAGCGATGGGACAAATCAGTCTGCGATTTCAATGTTGTCAGGTGCCTTATCTTTTGGCACCGGAGGAGCAAATACTCGCTACAATATTGACTCGACCGGCATCTCAACTTGGTCCGTCGGCGGCTCCACCGCCATGACCCTGAACTCCACGGGGCTGGGCGTGGGGGTTAGTCCTACTTCTAAGTTGCACATTCTTGGTGCTGTTCCTTCTGCGTCAGCGTCGACTTCACTTGCAAAGTTTGGATCTGGATCGAACGTCGGCGAAGTCAACATCACAGGTTCCTCGTATTCCTACGCAGGTGCCGGATCTAACGAGCTTTGGTTCTATGCGAACGGAACGCTGAGTGCTTTCACTATTGGTTCTGATAGTGCTGTTCCGATTAAGTTTATTTCAAACGGTGCGGAACGAGTCAGGATCGACACCTCCGGCAACGTCGGCGTGGGGGTTACGCCGAGTGCGTGGATTTCTGCCGTCAAAGGTCTTCAAGTGGGCAGCTACGGTTCTATTGGAGGCTCAAGTTCCAACATTAATTTTTTGGGCAACTTGTATTCTTCCGCAAGCGGAACGGCATATCTTGCAAATGGTTACGGAACGAATTTGCAGATGACCGG